ATTAATAATATAATATGTGTCATCAATAGGATCATACTTAACCCTGATACTTTCATTTTCTAAAAGATCAAAAGTGGCTCCCGTGTTATCGATTGTCTTTGTCCCAGCGTCAACGTAACACCTATTCGTTGCGTCTGTGCATTTTATGAAAAACTCACTTGTCGAATCGTTCAGTCTCATTTGAACCGCCCCACTTGCACCGTTTAGTTTATATCCGTACACAGTGTCATCAACAACAAATCCAGTCGTTTTCTCAACCCAATAATCTTTTACTTTTCCATTAATGTACGTCACATCTGATTTGTCAACAGTAACACCAGAGGTATTAATTAATGTGACGTTCTGTACTCCCGATCGGATTATGTTATTATCGCCTTGAATCTTTATATTTTCCGCTTCACTTTCCACCATGTTGTAATTACCTTGTATCTCAACATTCTTAGTGAATGGGTTTATCATGTTATTCATTCCATTCACTACCGCATTTTTTGACGAATAATTATTACCGTCATTCTGCATCATGCTTTTAGTTCCCTTTACAGGTACTCTCTCGTTTAGGTCTGCGCCCGTACCGCCCCAATCCGTGTTAATTCCTGAAGGTGCGCCATCCGCTTCAAATATCTCACTGACAAACGCACTAATGGTGGTTAATTGCAAGAACTCGCACAGCGTGGTATCTTCACTTGTTGGGTTATACCCTTCAATTTTTTGCAACCTGAAATATGCGTAATCAAAATAGTACAACTTGTCAAATGTAAACGCCCGATACATCGCTGGCGTGAGGTGAACGTAAGCTTTTAAAATGCGGCTATTCTTATCTGTGACTGCGCCAATATAATCAGAATGATAAGCATTAACCAAGTTGTTATTCGTTGCGTTAATTGCTTGCAAGTTGTCATCATAGTAGACTTCTTGAACCAATCCAAAATTAATATCCAGCGTTGGGTTGAATGGATCATCCCAATGCCCGGCGTATGGATACGTAGTGTACGTGTCTACCAATGGCGCACCTGTCCAGATTAACCCTTGTACATAGTATAAGTGATTCCACGCTTGCGCACAGGTTTTTAATCCGCCGTAGTAAAGAATCCGGATGTTGTGCTTGGTTGGCACCGGCAAACCCGTTGACCCTTCCTTGAATATCGTTGGTATTACTCTATCACTATTCGGAAGTCCAACAACAGGAGTAGACGAGAATATCACATCCGTGTTCTTTTCCTGAGTATGCCAATCCGTCAATACATCAACATGCCTATTCCCGTAAACCTCATTGTATGACGTTTTATAAAGCGAGTTGTAGTAGTCTGAATCTTCTTTGTACCTATAATTAAATCTCCGTACATCTAATGCACCCATTGGAATATGTACCATGTCTTTTGACCGATCAATTAATTCATGGATATTAAGCACATCACCACCGAGGTATGATTCTCTCTGCTCCACGATTAATGTCTTAGGATTATCCGGGTCAATGTCAACCCAGAGGTTAAACATCTTGCATATTGATGTGAAAAAATCAATCATCTTAATGTTATCTGGGATAACCTTATCCATTGTTAAGGTTGAATTATAACTAACAAGGTTGTTTACCACTTTATTGTAAAAAACTCCAACACTGCAAATCAACTTAGCATCACCCGTGTAATAAGTACCGCCTGAATCTACAAAGAAATTAGTAGTGAACGGATTGGATGCTTGATTATATCCATAATAACCAGTTACATGATATACCTTGATTTCATCACCTGCGTACAATTGCATACCATTCACCGTTAACTGATACCTGTTGGGTACTGCGTAAGCCCTGCCGGTAAGTGTCAGGTCTGGTGACACCGTACTATAATGCGGATTGTTGAGGTAATCTTTATCCTCATACGTTGGGTTGTTAGTTGTTGTCCGAACGCCTGACGTGAATGAAGTGTCTTCACTTGTGATATAAAACGGTGTTGAATTTATCTGCACCTCCGTTGATGTTCCGAAAGGTAAATACGTCATTATGATAGTACCCTTGACCTCTGATCTTGCCTTTACCGACGTTGCTGTGGCCGGTGTAAATTCAACTCGCAGATCGCACAATACATTCAAATCATAAATGCCATTTGTTACCACTGTGAATATTCCCGTAACTGGGTCGTAGTTCAATCCCGGGTCTGTTGCCGGTGCTGTTGAATCGTTTGTGAATTTTATTAAGTCTGCCGAACCAATAGAGTTTTTGGTAAGGTTAGCGGTCGTTGTCGTGCCAGTGCTTGTAAAGATTGGCGTATTCGCAACAAATTGCATATCTGCAATATCCGAAGATGTCAGCACATAGGTTTCTGGCGAACTTGGAATTATTAAATGCTTGCATAAATCTGAATCTATGAATGCACCCGTAATTGTAAACCCTGCCCAACTTGCCATCTTTGTCAAGTACTCTCTCACATAAATCGCACATCCCATCTGATCGGCAAAGAAATTAGTAGCATCGGTTGTTAAGCCATAATCAATTAACGGGTAAACATACCCAGTGCCGTAGGCAAATGGAATAAACGTTGGTGAGTTATATACAACCTGTGTAGCCCAACTGTATGCCTGAATTTCTTCATTAAATGTGTGGTCATAAACATCTAACCCCTCATAACTGCCAGACGAAGTATACAAATCCCGAAGGTATGCTGTTTTGATTTCTTCAAAGAAGTTAGCCGTATCACTTGATATGGTGACATCGTACACTATATCATTGAAATCTGTTACTCTGATTTCGTTTAACTTCAAAAACCCACGAATGATATACACATCATCACAGGAATATACAACGTTTGCTTTCTGCTGAGGATTGAAAGTTCTATCAACTATATTAACCTCGAATATCTGTTCAAACAGTTTATCAACTTCCTTTGATCGTGGAATACTTACTGTCTTTGAGTACGTGGATTTTCGCTTCTCCGGCTCGCCTACATCGGTAATGGATTTAGTGATAGACGGATTCAGCCCCTCGTTTAGAGGTATGTAAATATTCTCTATGTAAAGCCTCTCTACTGCCATTATCTCCTTTGTCTATAATTCTTGTGAGACAATTTTATCTCTACTTCCAAATTGAAAAGTTTATCATTCTTGGTTTGCTTTTCCACCCACGAAGTACCAACAATTGAATCAACAGCATAGTAATACTCCGCACCAACGTCAAGCGTTACCTGAAGATATATCTCTGGGCTTTCCAGTAATTGCTTCAGCCAATTGTTTTGATCTTCCGTGATGAAATCAGACGTTAGCTTAATGTAGTCTTGCGTTGCTGTATAATTAATCACTTGCGCTTGGTCGTATACCTTCCTGCTGATGCCAGCCGTTGTCATTGGGTATTTATCCATCTTATACCCCTTGCGTTCAATTTCTCTACGCTGGGTTGATTTCAACGTAAAATTGAAGCCTTCAAACGATCCGTACTTGTTAACGAATATAAGCCGGCGCCTATCATATCTACACTCATCCTGAAGATAGAAAGTAAGCAACTCACTTGCTACTGCACTTGCTGAATTGGTTAGTTGAACAGTGTAGTAACTAACAGAAGATGTGACCACAGGTTGTGCGCCTGTAACCCACGCTCCGGTTAAATTGTTGATCGTTTCAGGGGCAGTAGCAACCTGATACATTCGTGATACTGTTAATGCTTGCGATGCCGTTATTGCTTTTGTTGCTGTTTGAATTAGCGTGCCGGTGGAATCATAAGTCTTGTAAACCACATAATCAATATCTGTTGGTGTATCTGTCAATATCCGGGTACGCCCTAAATCATTAATCGTTACGTAGTGCGTTTTCATATCCGTCAACCACTGTCCATTCACACCGTTAGTAACATTACAGATATAGTCATTATAATTGAATTGCATCCATTGAAGCCAATCAAGTGAACCATTCCATACGTACTTAGCCGAACCAACAACCACATCTGGCACTATGGTGTGAACACCCGAACCGTTGGTGTATGAATATCCATACTTAACCGTTACCTTAATAATAGTTGCTTCACCTATTCCATTTGCTCCCATTAGGAATGGTACAGATGAATCTGGCTGCTCGATTGCGTTGTATACGTAGCCCTCGCAAAAGCGTGCAATATCTACGGCGCCATTCTTAGTTACGCTTTCAGGTATCACCTCATACCTACGGTAAGCAGGGCTACTTACACCCTCTATGTAAACATCAAAAATGTATGCGTAATCCGTCAAAGCCAATGTAGGGGCATCATCTTCATGCACGCAAATCTCCATAGGGTTGTACACTGGACAAAACGTGTCTAAGTCTGTTTTAATTGTAATATTACTTGCCATCGAAATCCGCTTTAATATCTACCTCTATTGTTTTACTCATTACTTTTTTAAGAGACTCCGCTAATTCTTTTTCAAACTTGTCATTAATCACCTCATCAAAGAAATGATTACCCTTTATCCCTGATCTGAACACCGTTTCTCTCACAGCAAATGGTGACCGACCGGCCAGATATGACCACTGAATGAAATGCTTTACGCTCGGTTTTTTATCTTTCTTGAATGAGAAAGGCGATGTGCTGTTTTTCTTTGTCCACGCCTTGCCGTCTGCCATATTTCCACCAACACCCTGAACACCTTCATTCACATACTTCCAGTACTCCGCTGCCTTTATTTCTACCGTTAATTGATTCCCTTTGAATTGAACAGGAAATGCAATAATTGATTGCTCCAGATTCTTTGACGTTGTTAGCGTAACGTTGTCCCGTAGAGATTTTCTTAGCCTCTCCATAGCGAGATTACCCCAATCTTCAACCACGTCAGAAAATGTCTTTCCTGCTGACTTTTTAAAAGATTCATCCGACAACCCTAATACACTCATAATCTCATTCTTAATTTCTGAAATTCCATCTGCCTATTCTCTTCCTCTCGCTTGTCTATTCGATAGGTTAATAGGTTTAAAAACGGAATGACATTCATCCTCTCAAAATGCTCCCGCTTCGTATCATCACCACCCGTCAAATCATCAAGAACTACTAACCACCCGTAGCGTTCAAACAATCTATTTCCGCTTGCAAATTCTCCGTCGCTTTCTTCACCTTCTCGGTTGAATATCTTATGATATCGTTCGTTAAGTTCTCTGAGAGCGTGTAAAAAAAAACCGACAGCGGGTTTACTATCTTCATTGGTAACTGCTTAAATTCCTCTACCCTATGTGCAAAGTCTGAAGGTTCTAATTCAATTGTCCTTCCACGCCAATCAACCTCACGACAGATAATGAATATCACCTTATGTAGGTTGTCCAGTTTTGAATCCTTCAATTGATTCATCACCGAAATATACCTTCCAGCTTCGTACTTCGTTGGGTCTAAATCCACCGTGTAACGCCTGCCGTTAAATCGAAAATCTCTCACAACCTTAGTAGGTAAATCCATCTTCAGAAAGTCTTGCATCTTCGCAAGGTCGCTCATTGTTAGATTGTCCTCAACCCATTCTGGCTCTTTGAATGTGAGCAGGCAGGTACGCTTTATCAAAAGGTTCAATTGTGCCTCCGCATCCTTCGGCTCCTCACTGAGGGTCTTGTAAACAGCGACATACTGTTCCAGCGTAATATCATCCCAATTCTTAGGTAACATATCTTTATAAGTTTTTAAGGTTAAAAAATGTAATCACACTTGGCGGAAAATAAAATCACCTTTATACATTATCTTTCTTGCATGGGTTGTCAAAGCTCTACTCATGACGTAGTCATCATGTAATCCGGTGGGGGCTGAATATTTAATCTGCCTCGTCTTCATGTTATACTCATACGTAAACACCTCCAGTTCGTGTTTTTGGAAATCATGCCCGATTATTCCTATTTTCTTTTCCTCAAACGCAACAATCAAATCCTCTATAATCGTTTGCTTGCTTTTTGATGTTGTAACAAATGGTTGGACATTTGATTTACCGTATGTGATTCGCTTTTGTATCATTTCAAAGATAGCATCCTGCGCTCCGTTTGATTCGATTAGTGTCTTTGGCTTATACGCATTCAATTCATTTACTATCTCTGTGATAATGGTTGACCAATCCATGTGCCTCCATCTTTTGCATAGAATTTCATTATCATTTGAATCTGCAATAGTCAATACCGTGTAGTCATTTGCACGACCTAAATCAATGCCAGCGTACAGCTTGCCTGTTGTGATTCCCGTCTTAACACACTCATTGATATTCCTGAATACAGCGCCAGCATCATCAATGAACTCAGCCAAGTATTCCTGCTTAAAAATATGGTCTGGTAGTGTCAGTCTTGCATCATCTATTTCTTTAGGGTCAATTAATGGATTGTCATACGAAGTCATTTTAAACGACCTGTACTGTGGGTTGCTGTGTTCCAATTGAAATGCGGTATAAAAATGATTCTTACCCTTGGGAGTTGAAACCAAAAGAACTTTCTTTCCTTTTACAAGCACGGTAGCCCTGAGAACCTCTGTCCATGCCTCTGCATCAATGAAGGCAAACTCATCACAAACCAGATAATCAAACGTGAATCCACGAATATTATCGTATCGTTCCGCCGAAAAGAATTGAAGAGTTGATTTTCCGAATGTGATGGTTAATTCTTGACTATTCTTTTGGATTAGTCCGGTATCTGCAAACGCTTCAACCATCTCATCAAACACTTTCTTTGCCTGCTTGTATATTGGAGAAACCCAGGCGCATTTACATCCCTGATCGTTTATGAGCCAGTAGCAAAGCTGGTTCATTGAAAGCATAGATTTCCCAAACTGCCTACCAATATTAAGGACGTAGTACTTCTGACTGCCCTCATTGATAGCTTTATGAATTATCTCCTGATTTGCATGAGGTGTGTATAAGGTAACATTCATGTGTTTGTCTCATCCAGTCACCGAGCGAAGCCCAGTATTTACTGAGATTTCATGTTTTTAGTTAGCATATAAACTTCAAACACATGGTTTATATCAATCATGTCATATCTATCCACCCATTCATCAGAACAAAAAGAACATTTAAACTCAATATAACCATCTACTAAATAAGGGGTTAAATAATTCCTCAACTCATTCCAAGTGTTAAAGTTATATTTTTTAATGACGCTTGATATAAAATTAAACAACATCATTGCTCTTCCTTTTTGGCTGTTCCAAAATTAGCGGTTACGTTTGTCACGTTTTGATTCTCCGTTCTTTCGTCTTTCCAACCGTGTTTATTTTTTAGCTTGAATATAGCGCCCTGAGTACTGCCAGCCCACATCAATTTCTGTTCATTGTCTCCCTCTAAAATTGATTCGATAATGTATATTGCGTTACTAAACAACGGGTTATCTTTATAGTCTTTCCAATTCTTTCTATCGTAGAAACCTAACCATAACCTCAAATGAGCTTCAGCATATTTTCCCTTCTGGGTTTCATCAGCCCATTCAAAATATTCCATTGCCCTTTCAATTAAGACATCTGGGTCATCATATATACGTGGTCTACCACCTCTGTATGTTTCTCGGAGCATCTGCCAAGCGTTCTTTGCTGTGAACCTCCCCTTCTCGTCTCTACCTTCACTCATAGTGCTGTTAATTTTCCATTTAATCGTGCTACCATCTTAACGTGCAATTCAAACTTCTTGACTGCCTGCTTTAGAATGTTTGCTTTCTTGTAATCAAATGCGTGTGCTTTTTGTAATTCTGTAAACCCGAAATTGACACCATCGGGGGCAAATGCCAGATACCCGTCCTCACATTCTAATACGAAGTGTGCGTGCCTGCGTTGCTTGCGTGTGTAGTTGTGTTTTTGCATTTATCTCTTTAATTAATTCAGACTTCGTTGTGGTGTTGGAGAATTTAATACCTGCCTCCTTTGCCTTCTGGCGGATTTCCGGCATCTTCATTTCGTATAGTGAGGCAAGTCCTGGTTCATTGGTTAACACGGTAGCCTGTGGCACTCCCTTGAAGTCCACCGTCACCTCATTGACAAGCAGCTTGCGCCAATTGTAAACGAAAGTGAGCATGTCGGTAACGCAATTACCGCAGCTTATGTCCGTTTTGGGTGGATTGGTTTTAAGACTTCCGTAAATGACTAATTTCCTTTCAGGGATATTCTTGAACCCATCCCAAATTTCGGCAAGGTCTTTCAATGCTTCCTTGTCAGAGAATCCGTGTCCAGCTTTCCATGCTTCCAATTGGCGAGCGAAGCGATCGGTTAACGCTATAAAATTCATAATGAAATTAATTTAATTCCTTGATAAATCAGATACGCAGCAGCGGCAAGGGTAATTATAGCAACTATGGCTTGAACTGCTTTAGGCGGTTTGTTGGGTTCTGGTGATGTGGTCATATCATTTTATTTAAAAGTTTATAACTTAATGGCAAAGATAAGAAAAAAAGATTAAAGGTGCATAAAGTTATTATTAATCCTATCCAAAAACTTAAACACGTGCCACAATTGAATGGCTTTGTCTCGTAAATAAATCGAGTATACTTATTCCAATGAATAACCATGCCTAATTTATCCTTTCGGATCAATATTTGGTCTAACACAATATTAGTCCAGATGTACACAATGGAGGCTACTCCAATATAAATTTCAATTGCTTGCATTTCTCTATTATTGATTTAATCCTTTTACTTGCGTGGCTTCTGCTAATCGTGGTGCGCTGCTCTATTTTTGTGTATGAGCCTTCACACTCTATGTATATCTTTATCCACTTCCTTTC